GGGGAACGATGCTTGCTGGCCTTCTTGGTTGATGTTGTAGCCTTCTTCTTTGTTGTCATAACTGTTAACGCTTCATGATTTCATCGATCTTGTTTTCGATGCGGTCAAGCCTGGCCTCGATGCCCTCCAGCTCTTTGTCAAAGGCCCGTGTGGTCACCAAGTGCCGCATCTCTTGACGTATCTCGTCGACCTCTTTTCGGCTGGCAGAGTAGAAGGACTTGACCAGCCACCCCGCAATCAGCGCAATAATACTGCTTACCGTAACGTCCACATACTCTTTATCCATCGGGGTCACTTTCTCGGGGATCATTGGTTATTGCCTGTGTAGTTGGTGGGCTGGCGGTTCCGCACTTCCCCGGCGTGAGGCTATACGCCCAGCGGGAGCCAGCCCCTATGCCGGGGATTTGTGAAGACTACGCTTTGAGCTTGGCCAGCAGATCAGCGGCCTTCTGCTCATTGGCCGCGATCTGGAGACTGGCCTCCTCGAGCAGCTGCTCCGGAGTTTTGCCCGTCCGCGCTGACTCTTTGAGTAGCTCGTTGATGATCAGCAGGATGACAGCCGGGAGAGTGTTAAGAGTGTCGATCAGGTTGTTCATTTGCCCTCCTTCACCAGCTTGACCGTTTTGACCAGTTCGCCAAGAGTGGCAATGGTTGCGCCCAGGTTGCCCACCAGTGCGTTGATCTGCGTCTTCTGGGTATCAGGCAGGGCCAGCACTCGCGGATCGTTGGTGAGCGTGTTGATGACGTTGGTTGAGCTGGTCAGGATCGCCAGCAGCTTCTGCTGTCCGTCACCAGTAAGAGCAAGCGTCCCGTCCGGCTGAACGTAGGTCTTGGCCTCCGTCACCAGCTGACCGATGAGCGTGTTCACCTGCCGCAGGACCGTGACGATAGCCACACCTGTCTCGGCCGACATCTGGCCAGTCGAGGTATACTGATCGACCAGGATAAGGCCCGTTCCGACGTACCCGGCCACTCGGTCAGTAGTCGCCGCAAACTGCTTGCCTTTGTCGTTGCAGGCTGTCCCACTCAGACCGATGAGGACGACCAGTCCAAGGATGATGTTTCGCACGTTACTTCACCTCCGGGATTGGCGACTTGGCCAGATAGGCCGCCGCCGCGATAATCGCCGAGGTTGCCGCCACGGTCAGGAGTTTGTTGATACCCTCACCCAGATTGAAATTCAGCGGATCAGCAATCATCAGCGTAACCGAGTTGGCGACGCCGCCGATGATGGCCGCCAGCAATCCCTTTGCCCAAACCATAATGTTCATTCGACCCTCCAGATAAAAAAAGTGGTGGCGCAAAGGCCACCACCGACAGGAAAACAACAACAATTCCAACTTTGCACCGGAGTCATACTATCACGGCACAATTATTTTTTTGGCGAGCTGTCATCCGCACCTTCGCTCACACTGTAATAGACTCGAGCTGGCCCTCGAGCACCTGGGACGCGTTCATCCAGCTCCTGCCGCCTGACGCTGAGCGTGCCGGCCTCGACCATTCGCGCCAACCAGACCCTGACCCGCTCGCGATCCTGACCAAGCGCCTGCGCAATCGTGTCCAGCTCCGTGAGTCCCTGCGTCTCGATGGCATAGACGATCCGGTCGGCCACGGTCTGCTCGGGGATCTCCAGAGCGTATTGGATCTCCTCGAGAGCGTAGAGGATCGCCGGAGCGGTGACGGCCGCCACGCGGATCAGCTCTCGCCCGGCCTGTTGGTACCTGTGCCAGGCTTCGATCACGGCGGGATTGTCGGCAATGGCGGGTAGGGAAGTGGTGATGGGCGGGGTCTGCTTGTCGGCGATGAGTCGCTTGACGTCGCGCACCGAGAGGCTGTTTTCCGCCGCGGCCTCGAGCACCTCGAGGGGCTGATCGGCTGAAGACGCTACAACATAATGACTGAATTGCAGGTTGGGCGGACGTGCGCCGAATTCCTGAGCCAGGGTATAGACCGCTCGATACTCGTACACCCGCCGAGGATGCACGCCCACAGATGCGGCGAACTGCTCCACGCTCTTCTCGCCATAGTGAGTCACCACGCTGGCACAGATTGCCGCCTGTCGCCATCTCTGCTCTGTGGCAGCCGTTTCCGCATCCAGCCACGCCTGAACGTGATCTTCCCACGCGCTCGAGGTAAAAACGGGCAGCTCGTTGAGCCGCCCATATCCACCCACAATCAATTGCTCGTCTGCCATATTACTCTCCTGTGGCAATTGCCATCTGTGGCAAATTGCTCCACGTGTGGGAGTCGACCCCTGCCACACGGATGATTGACTCGAGCAGTGCCACCAGTGCCAGGTTCTTGCCGTCTATGGCAAGCTGACGGCATTCGTAGAGCGCAGCGGGGATCTCCCACACGTGGCTGATCGGTTCAAATGGTTTCCTGCTGCTTAGTGAATTCTGCGATGACTTGTTGCTTGAAGTTGCCATAACTTTGCTTGTCCTCCGTGATCATATCAAATACGGTCTTGTGTACCCACTGAAAATAGATTGCTGGCCGTTTGGGACTCACTCCCACAGGATTTGACCAGCGCAGCCGAAACGCGTATGTGTTTTCACTAACCCGAACGTGGTCAACACTTAGCGCAATTCCCACAGGTGGCAATTGTACGCCTTGCGGCTCATTTGCCACCGGTGGCGGCTCTGCTGGCGGGGCTGTCTGTGGCTTGCCACCTGTGGAGATGTCCGGGATCTCATCCGGCCATTCCACTTCGAAGTCCGGCTCCGTGTCCACGTGTGTGATCGCCGCGGGTGACGTGACCATTGCCACGCGTGGCGAAGCGTGGAGAGCCTGTGCGGTTCCCCGGATCGGCTCCGGGGTCAGGCTTTTGGGGCAGTATTCCCGTTGCCATTGACCGGATTGCCACCTGTGGAGAAGTTGGTTGAGCCTGTGGCAAAGCCCATCCCGGCACGTGGCAGCATCGGGGCCGGAGGTGGAGCCACGTGTGGCATTGGCTGTGGATCGTTGCCACGCTCGATGGCTGAGACGCGCTTGCTTGCCACGGCAAAGAAGATGATGGCAAGCGACATCTCAACAAAGGCCAGCAGAGCTGCCACAGTCGACACGCCGTCGGAGAATGTCTTTTCGAGGGCTGTGGCGTCTTTCACGCTGGCCCCCAAGCTACTGGCAATTCGACGAGTCGTGGCACCTGCTGCCGCGGCCATACCGGCCTCGTATTTGCGGATCTGCTGATCATTAAACGCCGTAATGCCAATAGCTTTTGCGCCGTTATGCACCATATACGCCGCATTTGCTGCGACGCTTAAGCCAAGCAAAACCTTCATAATCGTCTCGCCCGGGACAATCTTGGCGTAGAGATAAGCTGATGTCAGTCCGGCCACTGCCGCCGAAGCTGCTACCCAGACACCCAGCCGTGACCCGTAGATCTGAAATCCCGCGTAGCTGATTCCGCCGATCAGGATCAGGTGGATGGCCAAAAACATGATCCAATCAAAAGCACTCCGTTTTTCACTCATAATTCCTCCGTTAAAAATTAGACCTTACTCATTTTGCGCTGCTGTCTGCTGCGCTCTGTCTGTCGCCGTCGATTTTCAGCCGGGGTCACAGCATCCAAATGAAGCGGATTTTGACAGCGGGTGTTGTGGCAAAGATGGTCAACGTGGTAGCCAGGTGGAATTGGAGCCACAAAAAACTCATACGCCCAGCGATGAGCATTCACCCAGCCGCCATTGTGGGAAATGCGCCCATAGCCCTTTTCGTCGCGCCGTCCTGTCCAATTCCAGCATCCTGATTGACGATCCAGCTCGACGCGCTGCGCAAAGTTGTCATATAGCTGTTTTCTCATCATATCCTCGCCGTAACGATGCCCTTCTGATCCTGGTACTTGCCAGCCCTGTCAGCGTAGGTAGTGGCCGGGAGATCGCCCGCAGAAAACACAACCTGCGCAATCCCCTCGTTCGCGTAGACCTTGAGCGGCAGATCGGTCAGATTGGCCATTTCGATGACCAGCTGACCACGCCACCCTGGCTCCAGAGGAGTGGTGTTGACCATCAGGCCGCAACGGGCGTATGTGCTTTTGCAGTAGCAGATCCCAAGGACTTTGTTGGGGATGTTGAACGTTTCCACGCTGACACCGAGCGCATAGGCCCGAGGGGGTAGCGTGTAGAACGTTCCCGCGCCCATTTCATCAGTCTCCAGTACTTCCAGCACATCAAGATCAAAGTATTTGGGATCAATAACAACTTTATCAATCTTTTCAAATACCTGTAGCCCCGTATCCGCCAGCCGGATATCATACCCAAAGCTCGACAGGCCCGAGCTGATGGCCGGTGCGCCTGACTCCGTTCGCCGGATCTGGTCAGTCTGAAACGGGGTGATCATTGGCGCGTCTAGGTGCCGTTCAGCGTGGCACAGTGCGCGAATCTGAAGGTCATTCAGTATCATCGGGCCTCCTCCGGTATGCGTGACTCTTCAATATACCGGCTCTCCAGCTGGTCGGCGATTGCCTTGGCCGCTTCCGTCCCGCCAGCGATGCGGAGGCGATCCATTGCGACCTCGATCACGTCGACGTATTCATTTTGCACGAAGCGCAGCAGGGCCAGCTCGTAACGACCGAGCGCAGTCTGTGCCGAGGCTGCTGCCTGCTGGATGCGCTCATAGTGATCCTGGGCGGCTCGATGCGCTGGCGTGTTCGGCTCATACGTGGCCACGTCCTCCGCGAGAACGTTGCCTTCCCTGACCAGTGCTTCGAAGAAAAGACGGGTAATCGCGAAATCTTCGACTGCTTTTACAAACTGTTGTGCTGTTGTCATTGTTCCTCCTACAGATTTCTGACTCGTTTAAGATCTGTCCTGTAACAGGCCTTGCTGCAATAGTGGAATTTATTCTTGGCCAGACTGGCTGGCCGAGTGAACTCTACCCCGCATTTTTCGCACTTGCAAGAAATTCTTGTCTGCTCGGAAATTGTGGTCATACGATACTGAGCCGAACAAGACGACGTGCAAAAGATCTTCCGCCCGTGCTTGATGTTCGATTTGATGTCTGCAAGTGCCCTCTGAAACACCTTGCCGCACTGCTCACAAGTTGCCGTGGTCATTGTGCGGACTCGATGCTCGGCGAATTGCCGTAGACGCTTCTCGCGCCGCTTCGCTTCGATTGAGTCCTCGGTCATACGGTCATACTGCTCGAACGTGTATGAATGTTGATTGTTCTTGTCGGCCAGGTATGGCCCCGCCGACTGCCTCAGCTCCCATTCACGCCACGCGATCTCGGGGAATTTCGTCACCTTTCCGAGGGTCTGCGTTTTGATGCGGGTCAGATACATCCGATCGGCGAACATCAGGCCCATCAGATACACCTCCCAGCCGCCGATAAGAAATAGCTCGGACTCCCCGGCTTGCTCCGCATACTCGATCGCCGAGAAGATTGACCGGTGGTGAATCACGTGATCAGGCAATTCACGAGCAAACTGATCAGTCGAGGACAAGACGATCATTTTCCGGTCTGGCAAGATGCGAGGCCGGGGGAGGCTTTCATAGGTGCGCCGCCCCATTACCACATGGTGACCGCTGGTCAGCTGCTTGAACCGTCGCAAGTCGGCCTGCTGGCGCCAGGGTATCCCGTTGTTTTGGCCGATTGTGCCCCGGTCATCGAGGGCGGCAATAATCGAAACGATCATAAGATCCTCCAATCCTTGCGCCATTTCTTGACCAGCTCCTGCGCCTCTCCGACTGTCTTGACCACGTTGACTGCGCCACGCCAGTTGGCGTGCCATTCAAGCTCGTCGTCTGTCAGCCGCTGCTTGCTGGGAATCTGCTGCCAGTCCTTGACCTCGACAAGGTGATTATGGCCCAGCAGGCCCACCACGAGATCAGGGAAGCCTTGGCCCAGGGTATGCGTACAATGCACGGTGCATCCCATTGCGCGGAATGCTTCAACGATCTCCGCCTGATTCCTGTCGACTTTCGCTGCTCTTCTCACAGTATGCCCTCCAGTCATTGTTTTGCTTGTCGAATTCCTGCCGGACTCGCTGCCCGTTCTGATCGCAGAAATACCACTCGTTGGTCTTGCCGATCTGCCTGACCTGGTAATCGTCGTGTTCGATGGTAATTGTGCCGGTGGTCACCCCGCCCTTGGTCGTCACGTTTTTCACGGTGCGGACAATTGCTGTCCGATGGCCAGTGAACAGATCGATCTGAATCGACTGCTGACTCCGAGTGGTCAGCAGGTTGATGTCGATGATGCGGCGTAATCGAGCCATTACGCCACCCCCTTGTTCCGGCAGAATCCGCACCGGCAGCGGGGCGACTCGTTGGCCGAGGGTGGCACCCACTGGCCGCGATCGTTTTTCTCCCAGTGCGACCGCACCAGATTTGGCCCCCGCTGGCTGATCGGCGTCGCATTGCAGTGGCAAGCGTAGACTGGGTAATACCAGTCATTTCCGGTCGGGCAGTAGGTGGCAATCGGCGCGTAGCCGGTGTCTTCGCAGTGATAGCAGGCCAGGGTGCCGTCAGCGCGTCGAGTGTTCCCATATTGCTGACGTGCGCGATTGTCGCGATCCTCGACCAGCAGAGCCTTGTAGCCGTTGATAATCGCTGGCACCGGGAAGGGGCGCGACCAGTCGTGATCTTTGACCGCCCTGTCCCACGATGCCCCGAGAAACTGGTCAGGGATCTCGGCCAGCAGGTTGGCCCAGGTTGTGACGGCAAGCCGCAATTCCTCACCCGCGGAAAGCGGGAGGGAGCTCAAAGATCGGGTTTTCTGAATCAGAGCCGCCATCGCGGCCAGTCTGTCCGGTGAGCTGCTCGATGAGCTCGCGTGTCTCTCGTGCTGCCCGTTCGTTGTGCGATTCGCGGCGATTGTTGTGTTGATGCTGTCCATTCGTTCTCTCCTTACTGTGCTGAGTTTCGGCCTTGTAATATGAGTCGATCAATCCTTTGACGTTGCGCGGCGAGTACCGGTTATCCCGCCAGTCCTCGCAGCATTTCCGCCAGATGGTGAGGTGCTGAATCCCGGCATTGTCTACCAGCTCCTGCTGCCAGATCCCGAGTTGCGGAAAGTATTCCCGAGCAATCTGGCCAGCCGATCCACCAGCAGGGGGGAGGGGTCTTGCTGGTTTCGCGTCTGTCGGGATCACCGCGACCGCTCCCCCTCTATGTGTAGTCTCTGGAGTAATCTCTGTTGTAGTCTCTGTTATTAATGCTTGCCCGATTCGGGCTATCTTGTTTGCCCCATTCGTGCATTCCAGTATGTCACTTTCGGGCATACTGGTTTGACCGGTTGGTGCATCCTTGGTTGCCAATAGCAGAGCTTCCAGAGCTTCAAGGTCGATTTTGTAAAAGAGCTTTGCCGGGACTCCCCGCAGTTGTTCGTGCCAGACTGAGCCGTTGCCCAGCTCCTTGAGTCGCCGTCGAGCTGTTTCCTGCTCTTTGCGGGAAAGCATCGTCTCTTCGAACCACTCATCCTGCGTCTTCCAGAACCATCCCTCAGGATCTTTGGCCCGTGGCGTCCAATAAAGAGCCTGACTCAGCATCAGACCAGCCGTAACAGAGCCGGTCAGCTCGGCCAGGCATCGGTGAAACGCTATGGGACGACTCAAAATCTTGAGTAGTTTCATTGTCACCTCAAAAAACAAAAAGCCCTCAGTGAAAACGGGCAGGTGATAAGCGCGTGGAAGTTGACGACTTCCGGTGCCTGACCCGCCTTCACTGAAGGCTCATTACTGGTTGCGCTTATCTTTTGCGGCTGTCTAGCGGGGCGTCACTCCCGACCGCACTACTGATTATAGGCAGATTAGATTATTTGTCAATTGGAAACTATCGGCGCAGTCGAATATACCGGGTGGGCCGCTCCTCGGGCCGCTCCAGCTCGATCCGCGTGGGCCTGCCCTCCAGCTCCGCCAGGACTGGCCGCGCTGACAGCCGGTTGATCTCCATCATCAACATCAAGATCCATTCCATCGCATCACCTCAAAAAAATGGGGGGCAACCCGCCCCCCGTATCAAACACACCTTTTTCCCTTACAACCCCTGACGCTTGTCAGGGAACTTGGCGTGGGCGAGGTACGAATCCACCATTCGCACCTCAGAACCGCTGCTCCTACGGCTGCCCACAGAATGGGACGAGACGGAATTGAACCGTCTACGGGTACGGCTTGGCCAGTTGCTCAATACCGCAGTCGCACCACGACTCGTCCCTAGTGGTAAGTGGGGGAGGTGCGAGCGTTGCCCTCCCCCTCTCGACCGGCATCGCCCCGGTCGAGGATCCCGACGATTCGCCGCCGTTAGGCCAGCTCGACGAGGCGGGCAGCCCGTCGCCGTCGGTGTCTCATTTGCCCGTCCCAGGATCGCTGGAGTTGTGCAGGAGCCCCCTCTCTGCGTTGGTGCGCTCCTCTGCATCAGTTCTTAGCCGCGCGCACCTGCCGAAAAAGACCATACGGGCAAAATCAAATATCGTTGGATGAAGCCTGCTCAACCTGGGGACGTGGGCCGGGGTTTGGCCGCTGAACCGCCTCCGCATCAGCGCGAGCAATAAACACCTGCTTGCGCTTGCCCCCGCCCAGTCGCTGCGCCGGGAGCCAGCCACGCCGCACCCAGCACAACACCGCCTGACGGGTCACCCCGTGCAATTCCGCCACTTCGGTTGTAGTCAGCAATTCATTCATCGAGGCGGAGCATAGCGCGACAAGGAAAGAATTGTCAACAGGAAAATAATTTGAGTGGAGAGATATTTTCTTGTTGACAAATAATTCCAGTGAGGATAGTATCACACCATCGAAGCGGCAATGACGCCGCCGACATCGCAAACAAGGAGAATGACAATGACACCAGAAATGCTTGCTAACGAAACAATGGCACACACAGCCGCCGAGGCTACTATTGAGCAGTTGCGCAGCTGCGAGGCGCTGCTTAAGGCTGGCGCGAAGTTTGAGATCGATCGTCGTCACGTGCCGCACATTCAGATTGATGGCCAGTGGCAGACCGATGAAACGACCGGCTCACAGGTAGTCGTTCGCCTGCGCTGCTCTCGCACGGGAGCGTGGGCGATTCGCACCATCGAGCAGCCGCTCACGGCCAAGCAGGCCAAGGTTGTGGCTAAAGAATTGATCGCGGAGTTTCGCGATCGCATCAAAAGCGTCAAGCTCACACGTTCAGTCGAGCGCACCAATCGCTACTAAGGAGAACATCATGCCTATTTTAAACCTTACCCAACACACCGCCAGTCCGGAGCAGATCGCAGCGGGAGTGATCGAGCCGACCGCCGAGGAGCGCGCGGAGATTGTCCAGCTCCTGACCTTCGACGAGCAGCCCGACCGCCACGAGATTCGCGATCGCGCGTATGAGTTGGCATCTATTGCGCGGCGCGTCTTTTCTCGCGTCTACGCTGCCATGACGCCGGATGAGAGCGAGCTAGACAGTCGCTACGGAACCGGATCTTGCGCCATGATCGGCGGCGCGCCATACCTGATGTCAGCTCTTGAGCAGGAGCTGGCTAGAGAGATCATCACGCCGCTGTATGCATTCTCGACCCGCGAGTCTGTCGAGCAGGTACAGCCGGACGGGAGCGTCCGCAAAACGGCGGTGTTCCGCCATCAGGGATTTATTCAAGCCTAAGGAGAATAAAATGGCACCAACCAACGACGAAATGATTGAAATGGCGCACGAATTTGGCGCAGAACCCTGCGGCGATCCCCGCTGCGAGAACGGCACAATCGTGGGTGACGAGTATGTCACCCGCGACGGCGACGTGGACAATTACACCTGGGATTGCTCGACCTGCAATCCCGCCCCTGCGGTCTATACGTGGGATGAGTTTACGGAGGTGCCGTTTTGATTTTACATTTTTTAATTGGTGAAGATGATTCTGTCCTTGTCGCTGCCGCGCAGATTACAGCAATCCGCGAAACTGGCAATGATTTAGTTGTTTACTTGATCTGTGGAACGCAAATGCGCGTGCGCCTGAATGATTACAATCGTTCTGCTGTCACCCTGTGGCAGGTATACGTGGAGGGTCAAAAATGACACCGTGGCCGTGGACAGTCAGCGAGTTCTCTTCCGAGATCAAGGGGCGCGGATATCCGATCAAACATTGCGGCAAATATGTCGGCTGGATGGTCGGTCACGACGATGCGCAGATGGCGGCCAAATTGCCACAGATCGTCCTGATGGCGCAGCGATTGCTGCACACTATTGACCACCTATCGCCAGAGCAGCAGGCATTGTTGCAGCCGCATTATATCGCCGCACTGCGCGAGATCATCCAGTCTATGCTGTCAGGGGAGGAGAAAGACAATGAGTAAGCGCATTCAGAAGCGTATTCAGGTAGGCGATCAAGGCTGGATAATGGGATCTCACACGGCTCACCCTGTCACGGTCACTCAGGTGCCGTATAACACGGAAAGCGGTACAAAACTATACGTACGGTTTGAGTCTGGTTACGCGATGCCATTCGATGCGCATCTATTCCTGAGAACCCGAAAGGAAGTCGAAGCCACGATGCGTGCACATATCCAGTACTGGCGGGAAGGTCTCAAGCGGTTCAAGGAGTCCGTCAAATGACCCCCGCCGCACTCGCCGCGCTCGACGCGCTGGTCGAGGCTCTGGAGCGCAAAGCAAGGGAGGAGAACAATGGCTGAACCACTCTACTTCACCTATCGCTGCGGGTATCCGGCCTGCCACGCGATTCACACGGAGCCGGATCAGGCCGCAGCGTGTCACGGAGAGGAGGCGGAGAGCATCTATCAGTGCGGCAGGTGCGAGCGACCGCACGAACGCCAGGGCGACGCGGAGGAATGCTGTCTGCGCAGCCGTGAGCCGCTCCCCGATCAGACGGAGCGAAGCATCACCGCCGCCGCGATAAATCGCGGGACATGGTAATATTTTCTTGTTGACAAATAATACCATCTGATTTACTCTTCGCCCTGTCAGAACATCAACACGGAGGAACACAATGGCAACACCACAGAACGCACTTGTTCACTCAGCATCATCACCCGGTGAGATTATGGAATCGGTCATCGTGCGCGGCGATCTCGCCAAGCTCCAGCCGGAGGAGCGCGCCAAGTACTACTCGACCGTCTGCCAGAGCATCGGCTTGAATCCGCTCACGAAGCCGTTCGAGTACATCACACTCAACGGCAAGCTGACCCTCTACGCTCGCAAAGACGCGACTGATCAGCTGCGCTCCCTGCGTGGCGTCTCGGTCGTCATCGTCAGCCGTGAGCGCGTCGAGGACGTGTATGTCGTCACCGCTCGCGCCACGACGACCGACGGGCGATCTGATGAGAGTATCGGCGCGGTGGCAATCGGCAACGCCAAGGGCGAGGCTCTGGCCAATGCGCTGATGAAGGCCGAAACCAAGGCCAAGCGTCGCGTCACGCTCTCTATCTGCGGACTCGGGATGCTCGACGAAACTGAGATTGAGACTATCCCAGGTGCGCAGCCTGGACCTCCAGCTCTGCCCACCGCGCCTGCTGCGTCACTGGCGATGATCGATAGTGACCAGTCAGAGGCACTCAGAATCATCGGAGAGGAGCTGGAGGAGTACAAGGTCACTCCCGCCAAGTTTCTCGAGGCCATCAACAAGCTGGCCAAAACCTCGTTGCCGGATCTTTCCGCTGAGAGCCTGAACACGTTGACCAGCGATCAGGCCGATATGCTGCTCGATCGCCTTGGCAAGCGTCTCGAGGAGTATCACGCTGAATCCGCCAAAGCTGCCGCCGCCATCCCCGCCGAGGACGATGGCCCGGTATTCTAATTACCACAGCACGCCGCCGGGGCAACTCGGCGGCATCACAGAAAGGACACAATGAGAACGCTATTCAAGATCTCAGAAGACCTGACAGCATTGGCAGAATTATTGACCGACGTCGATGGCGATGTGTCGCTCGAAGAGCAGTCTGACGCGCTCGAAATCTGGTTCGATGAATTGGGTGAAGAGCGTGACCAGAAGATCGACAACTACTGCGCCTTGATCGCCGAGATTACTGCCCGTGCTGACGCTCGAGCGGCTGAGATGAAGCGGCTGAGTGCGTTGGTGGCAACTGATAGGGTAGCAGCTGATCAACTCAAAGAGCGACTGCAAGTATTCTTCAGCGTCCAGGGTATCCAAAAGCTGAAGACCGATCGCTACAATTTGACCGTTGCCAAGAATGGCGGCAAGTCTCCACTGACCGTTCCAGACGCGTGGCGCAATGAGCCTGCCACGGCCCCCGAGCAGTATCATCGCCGGGTAGTACAGCTAGACGTCGATGCTATCCGCACAGATCTGGAGTCAGGTCAGGACGTGCCAGGATGCCGGATCGAAGAGCGCGGAACACATCTGCGCATCAAGTAATAACCACGTCACATAGAGCAGGGGAGCGATCCTCCCCTGCAGGAGGTCACAATGCACACATCACGCAATTGGAGATGCAACTGCGCTCGATGCGCCAGCGTTGGAAGGAATCGCCGCAACGGCCTGCTGCTCACTTTGCTGGTCGGCGGACTTGTGGCCATCGCCGCCATCGTCGGCAATGCGCAGATCCCCGTTCCTGAGCCGATCCCGATCCAGTCGGCGACGGTCTGCCTGTACCATCCGGAGTCGCTTCAGACGACCGATCCGGCGCAACGCCAGGTCATCGTCCACGCTCGCCGATACGGCTGGCCGTCACCCGTCCCGGCCCTCGACTATATCCGCTCCGAGTGGCCTTCGGGCAATCCTGACCGGCAGGCCGAGGCCGTGAGCGCGGCGATTCAGTATTCGATCTACCTGTCGCCGGGACGCATTGCCGATGCGCAGCGGGTCGCCCTGGCCGACTACCTGCCGCACCTCGACCGCTCGACGATACCGGCAATCAGCCTGCACGAGGCCGTCCGGCAATACCTCTGGACGGGCAACACCATCCACCGCTCGACGCTGGTCTATTGGCTGCGCCGAGTCATCGAGTCGCGCAGTAATGCCGACTGTAACCCTTGGCATCCTTACCGGGAGGTTGAATAATGACGAGAGAGGAACGAGGAATCGCTAATGCGAAAGAGAAAGAGAAGGCAATCAACGCTGTCACCGTGATGGCCCTGCTGATGGCCCTATGGGCCGTGCAAATCGCGCTGAACGGCGGATACACCACCCAGCCGGAGCATCACGAGATGTGGCGCATGGTATCCGCTGGCTGCGGCGGATGGGGAGTCGTCCTGCTGCTGGTGTCGCTCTTTTTTCGCGGCTCGACGCTATACACCATCGCCGCCATTGTCATCACAGCGAGCGGCTTCTATCTGGCCTCCGCGCCGTCATTGCCTTGAGGTGGTATCCTTGATGGTTCGCAAAACTAAGAGGCCGCTGCGAGAATCACTTATCGCGGCGGCCATTTGTATTGACTGTCAGATTCGTGACACTGACGGCGGGACTCAACGTTGTGGGCGATGTCGCGCAGCCAATGCGCGCAAGCAACGAGAACGGCAGCTTCAGCGATCGACCAGCCCCAAGGCCCTGCTGGCCAAGACGCGCATCAGATCTTACACCACGCTGATGGAGCGTGGACTCCTCAAGCCTAAGTAGTCGCCGCGGTCACGCCCTGCTGCGCACAGATCGTTCCCAGCTCAAGCGTGTAGATCCCGCCGTTGCTGTCGATCACCTGGACATCATAGACATAATCCTGACCAGGTGTCAGCGTGAGGGTCTGGGTGGCCGATGCGATGAAAGCCAGCTCGATTGACCCGCCATTGGTGGTGCCATCGATGATCTGGCCTGCCGCGGTCGACGTGCTTGTGATCGAGATCTGGTACTTGGCCGCGGCATCCGTATCCGTGGCGACCGCCTTCACCGTCCAGTAGGCTTTGACGATAGTCGCCCCACTCGTCAGGCCGGTGTAGGTGCGATGAAGCTCGAATGTATCACCCGCCACCATGCGCCAGATATGCACGCCAATCTTGGTCAGCGGCGATAATGCAATCGTGCGCTTGTCGCCGTCGAGTGTTGCGTCGTGTGCCAAAATACCCTCCTATAGAATTTCTGAAGCTGAAAAAAACGGGTCAGTCAGTCGGTGGTCAATTCCTTGAGGTGTAGACGAATCGCCAACTGTAAGCCGAGGCAGAGCATAAACTGTATCCCCAGCCGATCGAAACGATAACACGCTTGCCACCGCTGCAACGCGTCCAGCTGCGTACAGATTGGCGATGCCATAAATGGGAGTAGGGGCTGATGTTGAAGTTGAATCAGCACCAGCAATAATTGCTTGAAATTCCAGCGCGGTTGATACGTAGTCGCCATAAATAGCGGTCATTGCAAACTGATATGTTCCACTGCGTCGAATCTTGATGTAGTTGCTTGTGCTGTCAACAATGGTTCCGCGATTAGTGTACGTTGAAGGCAGTAGCAGCTTGCGGAACGTATTAAAAGGCGCACGTTGAGCTTGCTTGATAGTGCCACCTGTTGCGCTGCCTGTTAGAGCAATCGCCGTTCCGCCACTAACACGAGTTTTGATTGTAAACGTCGTTGAGGAAGGAACGCTATTGACGTAAACAGTCACAGACACTCCGTTAAAGCTGGTCAACTGGCTGGCTGTAGTAGCAGTTGGAATTGTGCCAGTGAAAAACACGGCATCATCCACCGCTAGTCCGTGAGCCGCGCTGCAAGTAATCACTCCGGGCGATGCTGCGGTATAGCTGCTGACCGTGCCAAGTGTCGTGCCGGGATTGTACCCAATCCCCAGACAAGGGACGCGCCCATCGACAAGCACTTGCCAGTTATCGGTAGCATCGGCCACGAACGTCACCGTCTCGCCAGCGATAAACAGCCGGCTCCACTCTGTTGCCGCCGTGCCTTTGTTGATCTTGACGCCCGACGCGCCCTTGATGATCAGCTCATAATCCGCATCGCCGTCAAGGATTGAGATCTCAATACGGTCGCCAATAGCTGGAGTTGGCAGGATGAAATTGCGCGATGCCGTCATCCCTGCAATGGTCGCAAAGTACCGAGTATTGACCGCTGCTGTCACATCGCTTGTCGTTACGGTCACGTTGCTGTTGGTCAACCCCGCCCCGCTTGCGGATAGCGTTGTCCCGCTCATTGACAGGCCGGTGCCGAGTGAGATCTCTTGCGGATCTCCAGATCCGGAATCGCCACGTCCAAGCAGCCGCGACGCCGCAGAGACATTCTGCATCTTGGCGTAACTCACGACATCGTTATCGATCGTCCAAGTCGCGCCGCTGCCACTGACCGCAATGTCACCCTTGTCGCCGTCCGTTACACCTGCGCCACCGCCTTCCACCCACGACAACACGCCGCCGGTAGTTGAGGACAGCACGTAGCCATTGGATGCTGGATAGCTTGCTGGCCACTGGTACAGAGGACTGGTGACAGTGATTGTGGTGGGCGTGCCCTCGATGCCTGTCGAGCTGATCGGCGTAATCCGGATCTGAGTGTTCAAGCGCAGTGCCGGTATCTCCGCCGCACCTCGGCCAAGGCCATCCGGCACAACGTCAATGACTGGCAGCCAGTCACTATCACCGGGACGCTTGATCTCAATTCGCGCTGTTTGGCCGCCCACGAAGTCGCCAAAGTTAAAATTGATTCGTCCGCTGTCAATCGTGGTGGCCGTGATCGTGGCCCCCGTCACAGCCGGTGGAGTGCCAGCAATCCATACTGTGCCCGTATTGAGGCCCACCGTGCGCACGGTCGCTGCTGATGGAAACTGCTGCTCCGCGTACAGTCGAGCAACAATATTCACTCGATGGTCCTGCGTTACTCGCAGCTCCTCGACGCGGAACAGCTGATTCCGCTTGCCTGACATGTTGTCATGCTGCACACATACGATATCGCCTTCTTCGAGAAGGAGAGCATCACCCGTGGCCTGGAAGGAGCAGAAGAAATCACCGTCACGGTATTTGTATCGCGCCGCCTGAACCAGTCGATCTGCCTGGTGATAGTTATCGACACACGCACCAGAGATCTCGAGCTTGTTGATCTTGTTCACCCTGTCTTGGTGATCGTAATCGTTCTCTCTAAGCTCTGTCTGCTGGAAGTCCTGGGTCGAGTCCGTGTAGGTGATGGAAAATTGATTGTAGGACGACTGACGGCTTCCCAGCGGCCACTTAAACGAGTCCTTGATGATGTTGGATTGACCGAGTGCGCCGAATGCCTGATCCGCAAACACCCCGTGCACGTGCACAGCCTGCTCTGTCGTCCCGTGCGAGTAGGTGAGAGCTTGACCGAGGGTCAACACGCCCAGCTTGGAGCGCAACATGACAATCGTGGGATTGCTCTTCGACCAGACCGCTTCAATATATCGATTCAACGTCGCATTGGCATTGATCCGCGCCGTCAACTCTCCTGCAGCCGCGCCGTTGCTCGAGGGGTTGCCGCTGGCGTCATATCCGCCCGCCGTGATCGTCACACCGTCCACCGTGACGATGATCGCCGTCCCGTTCTCTGCGCTGTCAATCGTCAGGTAATTCCACGCTTGCGTGGATGCCGACCCTTCGACGAACGTCGGTGAGTATGCCGTCGCGCCCTGCGTCGCGGTCAGCGTGAGAGCATTGCCCGCCGCTGAAAACGCGATAGCTTCCACGCTGTGCGTCTCGCTGGTATCTTGCCCAGCACCCACCAGCACATAAAGCTGATTGAGCTGCAGCTTTTGCCACGCCGTTACATCCTCGACCGCGATCGTTGACGTGCCTGGACTTGTGGCATTGCGTAAATATGATGAGATTGCAGGCCGCTCAGACTTGATCTGCAACCGACCATCTGCGCCCGTTACCAGGTATCCTCGGAAGGAGGGCAGCAGATGCTTGAAGAGAAAGTCGCTGACCTTGATCGGCTCTTTCAGATGCCAGTTGCTTGTGTATCGCTTGCGGTAGAACGTCTGTGGGACGATCCCTTCCGGCGGGTTCTCCGGATCATAGGCATTGTACTCTGCGCCGAGCTTCTGTGGCCTGTTGGCATCGATAGGGTTGAGCAGGTATTTGTAATAGACGCTATCCAACACGCCCGTTGAGCGGTAACGCTTCCAGTCTGTGCCCGCTGTACCTTGCGTTTGATCGTACCAGAACTCTTCACACCCTGAATCGTCACGCAATGGCTCATTGCAGTATTCCGCAGTCTCGAAGCTGGTCATGTCGTCGATCCACGACTCCTCGTAATTCAGAGCACGATCTTCTGTGAGCAGATAGCGCACATGCTCCACGGGATTGTCTGACCAATCGACCGCATCAAACCCAGCTGCGCCTATCGTCGGAATCTTATTCCACAACACCAAACCCGCCAGCGTGGGCGCGGGATCGCCCGTATCTGGGTTGTTGCCCTCAATCGTTGCTTCGACATAAGCGCGATGGGAATAATACTCTGTGCCCAACAACTGGCTATCTGTCGCCTGATCGACGTTGTAACCATATTCGCCCAGATGCTCGTACTTGGTTTGGAACGTCGTGGCCCAGCCTGCCGTGGTATTGCGGACGTCGGCAAATTGCGTGATCGGCCCTTCACCGGCCACAAAATGCCCGTACAAATATTCACCCGTATCGGCATAGAGCACTGGCGTTAGATCAATCTGAGTGCGGCCAAGTCCTAAGGGTACGCTTTGACCGATCGGGACATTATCTGTTGATGTCCATTGCTTGGTTGCGCGACGTGACCCAAAAACTGCGCCAATGCCCGTTGATCGTGAATTGACGCGAAACGAACCAATCACTGCGCGATAACGGAAACCCTGAAACGCCTTCTCATTGCCGTACTCAACGCACTGCGAAAAGCTTTTGTTACACGTTGCCGCCTGATTATATGTCTGCCCCTTCTGTGCAAGCGTCTGTCCAGCAAGGCATTCTGTACCTTTGAACTTGAGTGGACACTTGAGGTCAAATTTGCTGAACGGAATTTCGTTCTCGATCGTGCCCAGATCTTGCTTGGCCGTGATTGTGATAGCCGCATTATCGACGTCGCCTGGCTTCTCACACCTTCCAACAAACAACACCACTGAGTCCGTCGAATATCTGCGGCTGATCGTGCGCACTAATACTCGATAGCCCTCGAGTGTGATCGTGTTCAACCAATCGCTGACAGTCCTGTCGACATTGCTCAGAGTGATATTGACCGAGTTAAACTTTTCGGTCATATACCGGCTGATGTCGCTCCGGCTGATAGCCTGCTGCTCATACTCCCAGCCGTACCAGACCAATCCAGTTGACGCGAAACGACGCTCAGCATTGGCGGGAATCAGATCGGTTACTGATGGCGGATAAAACTCGAAGAGGTCGACCGGGGCCAAGTCTCGATCTGATGCACGAAGGATCTGATATAGTGTCGGTGATACTGTCTGCATAATGTCACTCTATCACACGGCTTGTTGAATAATCGTTGCCTGCCTCGACTGCGACCAGTAACGAGTGTGCGGCCCGCGAGTATAAGAGGCATATCGGCAATTCAACACGACCTCATCGGTATGCGGTACCGTCATTGAAAACTTGATGCCACCGCTGGTCGAGTCATAATGCTGATCAAGCAGGGCCGCCTGTTCGGCCGATAATCCATCCCATTCAACCTCAAACATCCTGACAGGTGACGTCAATCGCGTGTTGCTGACGCTGACCTGACTGGCAAATCGTTGTGAATACTCGCGCCAATCCGTGACAGTCTCCTGGAAGCGTACCGGAATGGGAGCATTAGCCAATGGTGGCTGTGGCAAAGCAGACGGCGAAGGAAATATCCACGGTGCAGAGCATCCAGATCCAAACGATGGCCCCGGCGCGATCTCACCCGTTCCGACGCCCACACTCGGCCCAGTGATAATCTGGCTCATCACCTCCATGTCATAACAAGCCAAGGCAACACACGCTTCGATTGGATAGACAGGTGGCGTCAGTGATCGATAAATCACGCGATCGCCGATGTGATAGCACAGTACGCCGCCCAGGTTGCGGATTGCGACCATTTGCCCATTGGATAGCCAGATCCCGTCTACCCAGTATTTCGGTGTCGATGACCCTTCGTAAATATAAACCGAGTTTGCCGGATGAGGTGGTGTGCCTGTCGACCAAGTTTCTGTGGTGATATAGATACAATGCGACCAGTTAACAAAATTCAGCACAGAATCAATAAAAGCCACGTCAGCAGAGCATAAACCCAGATACGCTCGACCGTTCGGCATACGCCCGCCCAGCTCAAATGTGATCTCCCAGTCTTCGTCTGCTAAAGTTGCGAAACCGTTCAGGGTAGTGGCTACAGCTGTCCCCATGGACATCGCGTTAGGCGCACAAGCATCTGCGCCCGTGTTTGCGTTCATCACAGTGGAGCCGCTGATCATCGTATTCTGATAGTTGATCCAGGTAGGATTATTGATCGCCATTATGCCAACGCCTCCAATATGACCGACGCCCCATTGCTCCACGCCTTCTCTCGTGCCGGTAGGGTCATAGAAACGTACCGTACTCCCGTATAAGTGACCTGATCGCGACGATGGTAAAAGTTGAACGTGCTCGATCGGCCGCGCATCGCGTTGTAATGGTTGCGCAGTTGCGTGATCTCAGCAGCACTCAGGCCCTCATATTCGAGCACCCAGCGACGAGCTCCGCAGGGCTGCACGTTGACCGCCAAGCCACCATCTTCGAACTCGTACTGCGTAACACCGTAATCAATTGGCTGGTCCATTAAACGGGCGATATATGGCCCTGAGAATAGCGTGCCGTCAGGGTACGGGATAGAAAGTCCCGGATAGCCAAACTGCACCGTTACCGGGATACCCTGCGGCTCAATCGTGCGCGTCACTGCTGTGATAGAAGGCTGGCCAAACGTGACATTGACGCCCAACCCGTTGAGTTGCACGATGCGCCCGCGGCCAACAACAGGCTCACCAAACGTCACGTTGACCGGCAGACCTGTTGGCTGAATGACCGGCAAGCGGGGAGTGCCGAAAACAACGCTGACTGGTAAACCATTTAACTGCACAATTGGAATGCGCGGTTGACCAAACGTGACCGCGACCGTGAATCCATTCAGATTGACGGTCTGCGCAGATCCACGAAGAGCAGGCTGGCCAAACTCGACCGTCACCGGCAATCCGTTTAGCTTCACGACAGGATTGGTGCCCACAAGCGTAGGCTGGCCAAAGGTTGCCGTGACTGCCAGGCCGTTGGGGAGAATCGCTCGAGCATATGTTACCTCGAGCAGGAGCGGCAGGTCGTTTGTGTTCTCCGCTGACGCAAACGTCGCGTAACTGGCCGTGGTGGGAGAAGTGCCTGATGCGTCGCGACTGTGACGACCTACTAGAGGCAGATATTGAGTTGCTCGGCTTTGGATATACGCGCGACCGGTTGCGCCAAAAGTCAACGTGCGGTAATCAATAGGCGTGATAGGTCCAATAGACGAAAACTGAACGTTGATTAAACGATCCGACGTATTTTGAGATGTCGTGCTTGTCCAATCCGAATATTGTAAATCAGTACTGCTATTCGACATCGAAGCCGGGTATATCTCAAAGTTAAACCCACTAGTTTGAAACTGCGCGATTGGTGCAATCTTAAGCGTTGCCACTGTCACCACGTTGTTGACCGGCATGCTCGCCAAGTTAAACTTGGCAAACATCCGATGCACGGTAAACGCAGGGCTGGTGCCGTATTTGCTATTTTCAACGATCAGCTGTGAGTCCAGCGTGGCATAAAGCAGATCACCAGATCCATTTCGCGCGTCACTGTAAAGGTTCGCATCTGACCGAATTGTCCCATCAAAATTCTGAACAGACAGATTTGAATCGCCGGTGTAGACCGTGAGCTGGTCAAAACCGAATGACAGCTCCGGCACCCATCGATCTGCGACCAACTCATCCCACCAGTGCATCAACCACCAGAGCGGCTTCAGAGCGTTGTAAAGCTGCTGGCTATGCCGTGGGTAGGTGAAGAAGGTTGCGATTGACTGGCGGTCATCCTGGCGAAAATGCGCGGCATCTGGCGTAATCAATTCAAGGGGTAGGGGATGCTTGAACTTGAACACACGCCGAGCGAGTCGCCCAATGATCGGCGCATTGCAGACCCACAACAGCTTGGCTTGATGTCGTTCAAACCAAGCTGGGTCGAAGGCTTGCCAGTGTCGCGTTGGTTGCGTCATTAAACCAGCCGGAAGATTTTGTTGGTGCCGTTGTCGAAGCTCACTGTGATATCTCCGCCGTTGGGCGTGATCGGTAGACCGGTCGACGCGGAATCAATCACCGCGATCAGCGGCGAGTTGCTGGCCGTGCCGGTGTCTTTGTACAGCACAAGCTGCGTCACCTGCGCTCCGGTCACGGCTGTAAAAGTCACATCGGCCGCATCGAACGTGCCGCCAGTAACGGTTTTGCTCCCAAGCGTCTGCGGAGTGCCAACCACATTGGTTCCCAAGGCCGTGTAATACTGATCACCATTTGTGGCCGTGTTGCGGCTGTATCCAGCACCCACCAGCGCAATCTTGATCGTGTCGGTGTCAAAGTCGATTGATGGCGACTGGCTGAGCAAGCTCTGCTTTGCGAGTCCGTACATCTCTGATGCCATATTAAAATTCTCCTAAAAGATCTCTTCGAAGCACGGAACGCGCTTCACCATTTGATCGATAATCCTGCACAAATTTGCTGACCATCACTCCAGGCTCAGTCTCAGCCCGGATTATAATCACCTGCGGCTCATTGCTGCGCCGTCCTCCCTGCTCGACCACGGCCGACCCTGCTTGGCGATCCTGGCCGAGGAATATCGTGCCATTCTGACCGCCACCACCGCCACCGATCGCCGCGAGTCCTACCGATGCCGCAGCCGCTACTCCAGCCACGACGCCATAGAACTTGGCCGCGGTGAAATGCTGCGCCGCTGCAACAAAGTCCATTCGTGCATTGGCCGCAAAACCTTCTGCCAACTCAAAGATCGCTTTCACTGCGGCTTGTGCTGTAACTGCGCTGATGATTTGCGCGGCCAGTGCCTTAAATGCTTGGCCACCAATTCGTCCGGTCAAAATAAAGTTGGCCAGGATCTGCTGTAGTCCATTAGCCACCGCGCCAAACGCGTCAACCATCATGGAAGAGAAATTGCCAAGCTGCTGAGAGACGCTGGTAATGGCCTCTGAGGCCGACGCGCTGATCTGTCCAAAGATACCTGCGCCCTGATCCGCTGCAGCTTGACCTTGTGCGCCAAAGATCGACAATGCCGACGACGGATCAGCCGCAAGCGATTCCATCCGCTGCCGCTGCCCCTCGGCAAACATTGCCTGCAATGCTTGGTTGAGCCGCACCTGCTGATCATGCGTGGCTTGCGCCTCGGCCCGGATGCGCTCCTCAGCGGCCTGCACTCGCGCAACTCGATCCATCTCATAAGCTTCTTCTTGCGCTACTCGCTGCGACTGCAGATCAAGCAGCTTGCGATTGATGGCCGTGGCTTCCTGCTCGAGGTTGTCCAACTTGAGCTGTAGCACCGTGTCGCTGTAGGTGCCTTCTGTGTTTTGCGCAATGTCCAAGCGTACACGCAGGATATTTTCTTGAATGCGCCGCTGCGCATCGATGACACGCGCTTCTTCATCCACCATTGCAGCAACACGCAACCGCTCCTGCTCGTCTCGCAGTCGCTGCTCTTGCGTTTGAATGTTTTTTAGATACTGCTCATAAAAACGATTATCAGGCAGTAGCTCACTGGCAATGGGTTTTGCCGCGGTTCTGTTTGGTGCTGCTGCTTTCTCTCGTGCCTTACGTCGCTCTTCTGCTACTCGTGCACCCAGATCAACCGCTGCGCCAGTGCCTCGATCGACAGCTTCAAGACGTGCAATCGCGTCAGCCTCGATCTTGGCCTGCATTCGTTCTGCAGCTTCAGGATCAAAAGCTTCCACAAAGGCATCGCCAAGACTATCAAGCGAATTGATGAGGCCTGTCCCGATATCGTAAGCCAGCCCCTTAACCTTGATGCTCAAGATATCCAGCCGCTTACCAAACTCATCCGCCGCGGCAACATCCTCTCGAGACAGCTTTACTCCAAACTCGTCGGCCTTGTTGATCAGGTTGGCATAGCTGCCATCCATCTCCTTCATGATCTTAAGAAGCTGAATACCCTGTTTGCCGAATAGTTCAGTTGCGAGTGCTGTCTTCTGTGAGCCATCTTCCATGCTGGCCAGACGCTCAATAGTCTGTCGAAATGCTTCGTCTACAGATCCGGTCAGGTCAATACCAAGGGCGCGAAACGTCGCCGACATTTCCTCATTGCCCTCTTGAGCAGACTGCATCTGTTTTTGGAAAATCACCGTGGTTGAGGTCAGTGATTCAAACGACTGACCCACCAACGCAGCACCAGCGTTGAGACCCTGCAGCGTATCGATCTCGAGGTTGCTGACATCCGCCAGATCGTTGAGGGCTCCAGCATAGTTGGCCGTCGATAGCGCAGCTGCGGCCATCGCGGCACCTGCCGCTACTGCTCCACCGGCAATCGCGGCCATACCTGCCGCGCTGCCCGTCAAACTCGGAATCATCCCTGCCGCAGCGTCACCCACCAGCCCGAATTGACCCACAAACCCGGCAAGCTGGCCCCGCGCTGCATCGCCAAAGGTGTTATTGAGCTGCTGACCAGTCGCGCGGATGCGGTCACCCACTCGTGACAGTTGCGCGGACGTCTCCGCTGCCATTCCCTGGACGACGCCTTGGAATAGCTCGAGCTGCTGCCGAGCATCCATCGAGTTGACGTCGATCTTGAATAGCAGTCCTACTTGGTCACGGTCTAACGCCATCGAGTATTACCTGCCTCTCACCACCGTTACCCCACATTGCGGCCATCCGCTCATCTTCCCACTGCTGAAGCTTGACCGCCGCGCAGTTGTCAAAGTCGAACGCTACGCCAGCATCATCCAGCTGCAAGAGCTGGCTCGGCCTCGTCCCGAACTTGCTGGCCGTCATCGCTATCGCCAACAAAGCCTCCCCCTGGTCGCTTCTGACGAAACCGGCGCAGCTTTTCCGGCTGCACCTCCCCTGTCTCAGTCTTTACCGGGACGCCAGGAGATCCCGCTTGCACCCAGCCGGTCAGGAAACGAAAATCCTCCGCTTCCAGTTCTGAGAGTAGCAGCACGTCCGGGTCATCGGACTTGATTGCCACCTGTGGCTCTACGCACGAATAGACCACCGCCTCGGCCAAAAAGTTTAGCCCCTCGATCGTCTCCTCTGGCGAGAATTGCACGTTGGCATTACTGCCGCCCTGCTGCGCCTCGAGCATAGCTCGAAGGAACGATTGCGGGATACGTCCAGCCGCCATCCACAGATCAAGCGGTGGACGCCTCATCGTAAACACTGCGCCAGACGGTAGAGTGATCTGTCCGGTCAACTCTACTGTCTGGCGTTTCTGTCTGTACTCACTTGCTCTCATTGTAGCCTCTCAATGATTGCTGTTAGTTTGCCGCGCCCTGATGCCAGAAGTTGGCGATCTGGTCGCCTGTAGCGCGAGTCGTAATAGCCAGCCCGTTGAACTCAAATGGCGCTCTGGACTGATCCTTACGCGTCACGGTGAAGTTGAATCCAGCTCGGTTGAAAGTCTTATAGAGCTGGACCACCCACCACTGGCTACTGCCGCTGATGTCCTGACCAATCAACGCGACAGAGAACGTGCTGATGGTCGAGAGTCCACCAATAGTAAGCTCTTCGTAACCAGTCGACGTGTTGGTGTTGACGTTTTTTGTGCCGCCTACGGTCATCTTCTCGAGCAGTGACCAGTTGAACACCTGCAGGAACTCACCCTTCAAGGTCGCCCGTTCGGTGATGATTCGCGAGAGGTGCGGGGCGGTCAGCTCGTCGCTGCTGAAGTCTTGGATCTCCGGCACATACTCGAACGTTGTGCCGCCCACCGTCATTCCAAGATGGATGGCATTGGGATTTGCTGTATCATCCGGAGTGCCGTCAGTATGAAGTGTCATCCGCGAGCTTGCAGCCGGAACAGCCACATTTAGCCATACGTCAGCAGGCCCCAGGATGATCTCATTTGCATCGTAATTCTTTGCCGTTCCGGCCATTGGTTATTTCTCCTTCTTCGTTGAGGTTGCCTTGATCAGATCCAGAAATGGAGTTGGATCAAGAGAGGGTCGATAATCTTTCTTCTCTTTGCGCGGGTCGAAGTAACCCAACTCTCGCGCGATTGTGCAATAAGTTTCCTCACCAAGTGCTTCGTGAGTCCACGGCAACGGGGGAAGATTCATTGTCATAGCTTTTTCACGTGCTGTCATTGTTATCTCTCCAACATTTGTACCGCCAGAATTATCCGTGAATCCAGACGGTAAATTGTGTCATTCTGCCGAAGTATCCCAAACTGATGCTCCGTCACCTCCCACACTGGCTCTGTCACCGTCGAGGTAGTGACACCGCCCAGCAGGTCAGCCACGGTCATCGTGCGCAACACTCGGTCAACTGCAAGCGTATATTTTAAGATGGTCCGCTGAAGCGTGTAAGCGTCGACGCCATCCACCGCGATGTCGATGTAGAACTCAATCCGGCCCCGGATATGCGAATCATCATCTGACTGCTCGAGCTGCTCGTTTGACGTCGAGACAAACAGAGCGGGGAAGTTCAAGACGATGGGCGTCGGCGTCCGGAAGTCCGTAAAATCACGCAAGGTTGCGTCAATTTCCGCAATAGCTGTGGCTGTCGACGCCTCAATGAATGCCTGGATGTTGTCCAGTATCCGAAGGCCAAACTCTGCTTGATATCTGGTCGTTGTGTATGCCATTACTCAGCCCCCGGTGTCAGCCTGGCGCGTGATTGCGTCTGGAAACCCGCATCTCTGGCCCCACGCTCCGCAAAGCGATAGAGCCGGGAGACAATGCGGTCTATGTCGCGCTGCGTAGGCTGCAGGATCGGCCGTGCTGCCATTCTCGAGGTGCCCCGCTGGTGAAACCTCGCATAAGGCACCGCCGATCCAATGGTGAGCGATTCTGGCAAAGCATCGTACACTTGATCGCCGCCTTTCTGGCCAGCAAGCGAGAAGGACCGCCGGAGCCGCTCAGTCCTGACCAAGATTGGCTTGCCTGGATACCGTTTCGCCTTCCATTTGCCATATCGCTCTGATAGTGGCTGCCACGCTGCTCCGCCTCTGGCTCCCTGCGCGTCAAACTCCTCGAGGGTCGCCCGGAGAAAGTACATATGGATCTCTGGCCACGCCTCGCGAAAGTCACGCACAGTCTCATTGAGCGACTGAAACGCCCGTCGTGACTGCTCCACGCCATCAATGGTTACAGAGAAGTTCATGCGAACATCGCCCTTCCTGCCTTGTAGCCATCCGCGATCATCTGCGCCCTCGGTGGTAGCGGCTGGTTGATGACGGCAATCCCATCGATAGCCACCGCTCGAGCAAACCCTTGATCTTTGCTGCGCCAGATATTGGCCACCGTCTCGAGGACGGCCTCTTGCACCTCTTCCGGCGTCTTGTCCCAGCCCCACTTGGCCGTCACGCCGACGCGAATTCCAGCAGGCCAACCGACATAATCAACCTGGTTGGAGAACTCCGCGAAGAAGTAATCGCGCCGCTCGTTCAACGCCGCAAAGCTGCTGTAATCGTCGCCATATCGCCGCGACAAGAAGAACTCACCCGGCGTGTTCTGCTGGCTGTTCTTGTAGGGATTGACCTCCACCCAGTTCAGCACCGCAAAGCCGGTGGGCATCGTGACGGTCGGCGTCGGAGTCGAGAGGTACGGATCCACCTTGAGGTAATCCGTACCGTTGCCCCAGTAATAACGGATGCTGGCCGTCTGACCCGCCTGACCCTGCGCGAAATAACCATCCGGCAGTGAGCAGGCCGCGTCGAAAATCCTTGCCGCACGGGTCATGATCCGGATCAACAGATCCTCGTCAGCGTCCTGCGACTGGTAGACGTACGCCCTGACCTGATCGAGCGTCACATAATCACTTGCGGCCACGTTGCCCCCTTGTCACTGCTGGTGTTACCGGATAAGCAATGCGCTTGTTCCACTTGCCAGCAAAGCCTTGCTCTTCACCTTCGTACAACTCAGCAATGCCGCGCTCGATGAGCAGCTGGGCCACGCCTGGCGGTGGGTTGATCACGTCGCCAGGATTGGCAAGGCCCCAGGGTTTTAGGAGTTTAATTTTCATCGATCCTACACTCCTTCGGCTTGCCGTTCTCCGCCCAGTCATTCAAGTACTGGTGCTTAATCTGCCAGTCGTTGGTTGGCCAGGTTGAGACGACCTGAAGGTGACCCAGCTTAATGTGATTGGCCTGGTAGATTGTTTTGTTATGCTCGCGCCACTTCTTCCAGAAGTAGATGTCAGCGTCGATCTTGTCATCATCCCAATCGCCACTTGGCCCAGGTTGCGACCAGAGCCACGGCTTGGGGATGTCCTGCAATGCACGCAACTTGATCAACGTCATTCCGAAATGGCCCGTTTCAATAGGCGTCAGATCCGGCTCGAACTCGTCAAGCGTGGCCGATCGCTTGAGCTGCCCGAAAGCATCTTTCATTGTGAACAAGAACTGCTCATTGTTGCGCCGCACCTGGACCGGGACGATAGCATCCGCGTCGGGATACTGCGCCGCCAGGGTCAGCAGCTCGCGCACATCGTCAACCGTGAAGAGCGTGTCATAGTCAAGAGCAATGGCCCATTCGATGTTCTGCTCGATCAACACGTTGAGCGATCGCTGAATGCCTTGCTCCCAAAAAGCCCCGCCGAACTTATAGAGCGGAATATTGAACTCGTGTGATCTGAGAGCCTGCCACGCGCAACCCCAGTGATCATTCCAGCCCAGCCGAGGAACACTCATCACCGCTGCTACTCGTGCTTTGACCTCGATCCGCCCATCGAGCTGCTGCATATTTGCAGGCTTCACGCCTTGCAGATTCAAGCTGATCGGCAAGGCCGCGCAGTCCTGAATCTCTGATTCCCACGTCGTCACATCTGTTAGGCCAACATAGCGCAGCATGTCGCGCAGCTTGGCTTCTGTATAGACGCTCTTGTGGTAATCGCTGTCATCCGTCTGGCCGCCCATCAGCCAGCCTTCGACCGGTGCCGATGGGTCACTCACTCGCGCTACAATCTTCTGCAAATCCGGAACGGCAATCCGCAGACGTCCGCCAGGTTTGAGAACGCGCATCCATTCTTTGAGAACGTCGACCGCCTCACGGTGGCCGAAATGCTCGAGGATATGAGACGCCCTCACCTCATCAACGGAGCCGTCAGCGTAGGCAGGAAGCGGGAAAACCTCCTGCCCAGTCTGACGGTCGAGAGTTGTGAAACCCGGAATCTTTTGCAAGCCTCCACCCAGGTTCAGTTTCAAGTTAGACCTCCTTGACGACGTTGCTGCCGTACTCGGATGTACCCGATGGAGCCTCATCGAGCTTGTCGAGGAAGCCGACGGCAGCAACGGGGATGTTGCTATTGGTCGAACCAGCCGGGACGGTCAGCTCAACCCGCATGTACCGCTTACGGTTGCCGTTGCTACGATCAGCGAAGAACCGCACCGACTGCGAAGCGGCCACCGCCGCCGCACCAGTCGAGAGTGCGGTGATTTCGCTGAAGTTGGTGACAACGGTGTCATCGCTCTCAAAGATCTTGATGGAGCTTGGCGCAGTGCCAGCCCCGGCCATAGCGCCGAGGGTAACAAGGATCTCAGCGGACCCCGCGTCAAGGCAATCGAAGTTGGCCGTAGCCGTTGCCCCGTGAGTCACGGTAGCAGGCACCAGCAGGACAGTTGATTTAATGTTTTTCTGGTTGTTCATTCTGGATCACCTCCTTAGCTGGCAGCCGTGATGAGTCCGACGATCGGCCCGGCAGCAGTCGTGTTGCCGACGTCGTGAACGTTGATGTCAAATCGCTCCGTGCCGCGAATGGCAAGCTGGTCCTCAGCGAACTTGTACTCGCTCGAGAGAGCCAGCGAGAGCAGTCGACGATCGCCGAACGTGGAGCCGAGCCGGAAGTTGCCCAACAACGCGCAGATCTGGCTATTGGCTTCCGTGGTCGGCATCACCTGCGACAGAACGACAGGATAGCCAAGGAATCGTGGCACGCCACCATTGGCAATATCCACCACCGTGTTGCCACCCGCCGCGGTCTGCAGCTTGTGGGCCACCGTGTCGAAGAAGGTCGCGCTCATGATCCACACGGCACCATTGCGAGCGTAGAGCGGGAGCTTGCCAAGGACGCCGTGGAAGTCGCTTAGCACGATCTCCGAGTAGGCGTTACCGGTGGCAACCTGCAGGCCCTTGATGTTGCCAATAGTCGCGTCAACCGCGCGGAGTTTCGAGCGGACACCAGTGATCCCGCCGTAGGTGCTGGTTCCATCGCCGTTGAAGTAGCACTCGTCTTCCTTCTGGCTGAACGCGTAAGCGATCTCACCGGCAAGGTCATCGCCGATGCTGATCATGGCGTCCTCGTTGAGTTCGCTTGACCACAGGGTCAGGGCAGCCAGCTTTTTGGCAACCAAGTTGATCTGATCCCAAGTCTTGTCGCTGTTGGTGATCGTGGCAGCCTCACCGACGAAGTAGGCCGTCAGACCACCCACACGGCGTGGAATCGTGAGCGTATCGGAGGACATCGGGACAACTCGCGCCACCTGACGGGCCACGCCGTAGGTCTCGCGCAGATCGATGATATCGGTGCTGAACTCCGGTGGGACCAGGTATCCGCCGAGGTAGTTGGTGCCCTCTGACAGAGCCTTGGTCTGGATGCCGTTCTGATCGCACCACTGCTTGCTGGCCGGATCTCCGACAACGGCTCCCTTGAACCACTTGCCGAACCGATAAGCACGCTCATCAGCATTGCGACCGGCAACCGTGCCCTTAAAGTTCTTGACCTTGCTCACCCGCGAAAACTCGATGGTCGGCGCGGGGATGGTGTTGTCCGCCTTGGTCGAAGGCGTGCCACTGTGACTATACGTGATCGCGTTTGACTTCATTGCCTCGATCTCCTCGAGCTGCTTGATCTCCACATCGAGAGCGGCGATCTGCTCGTTACGTCCCTTGATCTCCACCAGCATTTCCGCGGGAATCGTCGAGACGTCCTGATGCTTTTCAAATACCGCTTTCTGCTCACTCTTGAGCTTGTCAGCGGCCAAAATCTTCTCCTGAAGTTTGGTCATATATCCATCTCCTAAGCTAACTGCAATTTGAGAAATTCCAAGTAGAGCCGCTTGGCTTCGTCCTCTGGCTTTGGCTTGCCATCTGGCTCACATCCCATTTCGTCTGCCATTTTGCGCAGCCTGCCACACGCCTTCTCGAGATCGTCGGCCATTGCCGCGCACATCTCGCCGTGCGTAGGATTTGCTTTGCGTCCCTGTGATTTGCGAAGATCAGAGATCTCTCTGATTCGCGTCTCCAATCCCTCAACCGCAGTCAGCACGGCTCGGGAATGATCGTCAAATGACAAGCCAGTAAGCGACTTGGCATCTGTGATGATTGCTTTGTCGTTCGCCGGTACGGTAACCGGCGAATACTCGTATAATTTGAGCTTTTTCAGCAAGTACACCTTGTCGAGGCCCATTTCGTCATAATCAGCCATGGCTTTCATCTGCATCTCGAGGGGCACGCCATAACTAGCCATCTTCGTGGCCATGCCTGCTTTATCGGTTACCTCATACTCTTGCACCTGATAACCAATCGACAGCCGCTTGACCACGCCATCACGAATAAGGGTCATGGCGTCCATGCCCTTCTGGGTGCGGCTGATCCTCGAGCGGGTCATCAGTCCATAGCCGTCTTCTTTGGCCTCGACCGGTACGCCGATAGGGGTCATCCAGTCGTGTTGCCAGCAGACAACGCCATCGCCCAGAAATCGCGGCAGATCACCAGCGAACGCGCCCGGAAGGATCATGTCACCTGACTTATCAATGTTGAGAATGGCCGCGGCATAGCCGGTAAACTCGCCCGCATACTGGCCATTGTCTATCATCTCCGCCGCTTTCACTTCAAAGTTCAGCGTCTTGTGTTGAATGCTATCAAACCGCTTTTCCATTATTCGCCCTCATCCAATTTGTCCATTCGCGCAACCTTTGCCTTGCTCCACGTGAAGCCCGGATCTCCGCCCCACAATGCCCACGCAATGCGCCCCGCTGACGGGTAGCCATCCTCACCCGGGGAGAAGCCTTGTCCTTGCTTGTCGACTTCGTGACGGCTGAAGAATGAATACATCCTGCGCACTGTACGCGGGGAAAGCTCCTTGCCGTTGCTGATGTCTCTGGCCCTTGCTACGCCCACCGCAGTTCCGCCACGGTTGAACTCTTTGCGCCAAGCCAAGCCACGCTCCGCTTCCGCCTTCATTCCTGCTGTGGGTTTCAGGTCGATCTCCACGCCACGATAGAGGGCCTTAAACTCGGTCGCTACTACGGGGATGTGTACGCATCGACACTGCGCCCCGCCAGCGCAATCCGGATTAGGGACGGCTGGGATCTCACCCAGCTGGCCGCCAATGCCGTCAGCATCGCCGCACGGCTGGCAGGTGTTGTTGTCGAGGACCGCGCTATAGACCAGATACTCGATGCTGTCGGCTTTCTCTTCGATCTCGGCATCACGTCCCTGAGATAGTGCCCAGTTGGTAGCCTCGCTTGCTGATCGCGTGATGTAGGCCGTTGATCCCGTGGCCATCGTCTCACGCACGGTCGAGGCAACGGGCCGGTCCAACAAAGCGGCAGAAATCGCCGCGCCCGTGCCTCGAGCCTGGACATCGTTGGCGATCCTCGAGACGATCGCTCCCGCCATCGTGCGAAAGATGTTCTGATCAGGGCGTGCTGACTGGTCACCAATATCAGTCACGCCCTGATTCCGGATCTCCTCAATTATCAATGACGCTCCACGGAGGAACAGAGCGGAGAGGAGCCCGAAGACCAAAGTCCTGTCACGGTCAGACGGTGAGACCGTCGCCGCGTAATACTCTGCAGGATCGAGATCAACAAGCGTGTCGATGATCTCGTCCAGGTACTTGCCACGCAGGGCCAGCAGTGCGCCTTCCATCGAAACCTTGCCCTGCTGATACGCGTCGTCAAGCTGCTTGAGCATCCTGGCCTCAAGCTCAGTCGGCTGGCGTCGAAGCGTAATGCCGTTCCAGTCGATACCCTTCAATGAGATGTGAGGATGCATGGCCTTTGCAGGGTTGCCCCCGGCATCCTCACTCACCGGTCCAGGCGGTAGCGTGCCTTGCGGTGAAACTGGCGGCTCTGGCGTCGTGAGAGCCATATCCGGCGTGATCGGCTTGAGGTTGGCTGGCATCACATAGTAGTCACCAGCGTCCACGGGATCATAACCAAACTGCTCGCGGCATTCGTTGAGAGTCGTCACTCCGCTGGTGAATGCGGCAATGGCCCGCGCTTCTTTCTCGCCTTGGTTCTCTTGAAGTGCGCGGATCTCTGAAGTATCGAACTCACACTCAACAGCGGTGATATCGCGCTCGAAGTCGATCAACAATTGCCGAGTGATAACGCGCTGGAATGTCTCCCAAGTGGGGATCAGACACTCCTCGAAGGCTGACTTCTTCAGGTTGGCCAGGTTGTTATATGTCGACGAATCAAGCCCAGCTGACAGCCCCGCCACGATCGCGGGGATACCCAGTGCGCCAGATATGCGCGACTCGGCAAGGTTGGTGATGCTGGCAAAGTCCATCTGCTTAGGGTCATAACCCATCGGCTGAATGCTGGCCTGGAAGTCGAGGATCAACGGTTCGCCGCGATTGTCTCCGCCGAACTTCCTTTTCCAAGTTTGCTTGATCTGCTCAGCCTTCTCGAAGGTCATCCCGATGGACTCGGTGGGACTCACCACCACGCCAGGAATTGCCATATTGCGACAGAGAGCCGCAACCCAGAGCGACACCTCGGTGTCCGTGAAAACTTGCAGCAGAGCGGCTTTGAGCGGGGCCAGACCGTATCGGGGATTCGCGGGGTTTAGCCCATTGCGAAAGTGGACGACGTTCTCCACGGGGATGCGCTCAATGGTGCCATTGATGCGCCGCTCGTAGTAGTCGATGAATGCCGATCCGTTGTCCGGCCAGTGTGGTTTGATGCTCCAGTGCGGTTCATACCAGATCGAGGTGGGCACCCCAAAACCTCGAGCATTGCGCTCCTTGATCCAGTATGCATTGCCATCAAGATGGTAGCTGAGAAGGGTAGCCGCCCATAACGACTGCGTATCATATCCCACGTTGGGATTCTCGAGCAGTCGCTCCAAAGGATGGCCGTCAATCGTCTCGTCACCTTCGGCCCCCTCGCGGTATACCTCGAACTCCGCCTGGATAAAATTGCGTTGAATCCAGGCCAGTGTGTTGATGACCGCTGAGTTTGCGATGGGGTCGGTGTTCTCGTATGGGAAGGTACGGGGAGCCATCGACAAGAACGAGCCGCCTCGATGCGTCATATTCGACGGGTAACGAAAGGCGGTGGATGCGGCTTTAATTCTGTCTAGTATGCCCATACAAGTTTACCCTTACACAGATCACAGAAAAAACTTTTGTGATGCGCTATCAAGTGCGTGTTGAATTCGCGCTTTTGCAATCTCAATATATTCCGCGTTTTGCTCGATGCCGATAAAGTCGAAGCCCTCGAGCGTCGCCCCTTTGCCGGTGCTACCTGACCCCATAAACGGGTCAAGCACAATGCCCCGCGGAGGCGTGACAAGGCGGCAAAGATAGCGCATCAGGTCGGTCGGCTTGACAGTGGGGTGAAAGTTCCCGGTGCGCTCACGGTGGTCATGGTCTGGGAACTTTCCCGTCTCGTCTGGTGACCCGGGACGGGCGCCCTGACGGCGAGCTGAAGCGCGAAGATCCAGGCCCTCATCCCTGTCGCGCTTGCTGGCTTTAGCTGTGTAGAAGAACCGTGCGGCGGAGCCGGAGCTTGGTGGCTGCCCGTCTGTCGTCACCCGCGCATAGTTCTTGCCGCTCATACAAGTATTCGGTAGCTCGGAGCGCACGCCGTTCCCGCCTCCACTTGTCGTCATCGGAAACAACCCTACCACCTCATCGCTGCCGTCGTGGATGAAGTTGGCTGGCCAGCGGCCTGCGGGATGGTCTTCAAATGTGACTTGTCTTCCGACTTTTGCCCTGCCAAGTTGATATACAGGTGGCGAAGTATTACGCGTGTAGGGCTTGAGACCAGAAGCACCACCGCCCTGTACCCTGCACCCGTCCACATTTATCGCGCCCGTACCATACTGCTGCACATTGGCCGCTACCGTGCCGACAAGCGGCTTCCGTGCCACTATGATAGGCTCGTATGCGGGTTTGAGCGCAGTGCCCCAGCCTTGCCAGTCGCCGGTAAGATTGTGACTTTTTGGAAATCCCGACCCATACACCCACATAATACAGTCGCGAACCTCCCATCCAGCGTCTTCGATAGCACACGCCAGCCGGTGGTATGTGCGAGAGCCACCAAAGGCCAGCAGATGCGCCCCCGGCTTGGCTACCCGCAACGCTTCGCGCCAGAACGCCTCCCCCGGTACGCCGTGATCCCAATCCTTGCCCATAAACGACAAGCCATAAGGCGGATCAGTAACGATGGCGTCAACGCTCTCCGCCGGAAGCGTCGCCATCTCCTGCAAGCAATCTCCGTGTATTAGCCTCATATATGTTCTTTGTTTACGATGACAAATTCATACTCGATCGGCCAGCTTTCAATCTCACGCTCAAGCTCGGCAATTCGCTGATCGCGCTGGGCGATCTGCGCTTCGAGGTAGTCAATCGCCATCCAGGGGTTGAGCTTCTTCATCAGCTTGTAACGCTTCTCAACTTCTTCTTCGATGCTGGCCATAATCACCCATCATCTTCGTGGCATCACGAAATTGATCAATACGCCGTCCCCAGGTTGCCCCGCTGAACACATTCCCACGCAATTGCTCGAGCAATCACCGTGTCATCGTGGCCGCCATCCGGCGCAGAGTAGCTGACCCGGCCCGTTGTGCTATTGATGCGGCTCTCGTATGACAGCAGCTCGACGCGCCCCACGGGATCGGGCAGGAACCGGCACTCTTCCCGCTCGAGGGCCAGAGCAAGCGACTGGATCAACGGTGGCTTGGTGCTGCCCGTCGTCTCAAAGCCCCTGACCGACATCCCTTCACGCTGAAGTGCTTCGAGGTTAGGCGATCCGATGCTGTTGGTTTCCACCATCACGCTCTGCACTCCCCACCGCTCAACAATGGCTTTCAACCTGGCCCTCTGGAAAGCCCACTCGATCTTGTTGAAGCGGTCAAGCTCGACCTCCTGCCGGCACGTCGCGCAGATCACTGAGATCACAGTAAAGTCGTGCTTCTGCCCCCAGTCGACGCCAGCAAAGAGTCGATGCCCCATCCCTTCCGTTCGATGCTGGCCGCTATCAGCTTTTAGGCAAGCATCGATGTTCCTGAATACCGCGCCGGAGTTTTGCAAGAACTCCGCCAGATACTCTTGCCGGAAGATTTGCTCTGGTAACTCGCGTCTTGCTGCTTCAATCTCCGCTGGATCTATGTATGGATTTTCGCTGGTTGGCTTTTGCCATGCCTTCCAGTCGGATTGCTGATCGTCAACGCCACGGCTGAAGCAATCAAAGAAAAAGTCCACGCCTTTTGGAGTCGAGAGCATGAATGCATCGCTGCCCACATAATCGGTCATCGTGGGGCGAATCGCAGCTTGCCAAGAATCATAGAGATTGGGCACCATTGCGGCCTCGTCGACAATCACCCGCGCATATTTGCGACCACGAACGCTGTCAGCCGCATCAAGCGACCAGCAATCAATCACGCCACCGGTGATCAGCTCGACACGATGTTCCTGCCTTGCAACTCGTGTTTGTAGCGGCTTGGTTGTCTGCACGATCTCTTTCCAGACTTCAGCAAGCATTTTATAGGTGGGACTGAACCAGCTAACCGGATAACCATCAAGCACCTTGTCGATTATCAGGTCAATGCCCAGCATCGTCTTGCCAAACCGACGCCCACAAGCAAGCACATTGAACCGCCGCGCCTCGTCGATGATCTGCTGTTGCGCAGGGTGAAGAGAGGGAAGTATCACCTCGATGGTCTTACTTGCGGCGGTCTTCACGTCTGATCACAACCTCCACGCTCCCCGAATGACTCTGATCAGCTCGCTCGATATATCCACGCTCCTGGCCGATGGTCTTCAAGGTAAAGCATACCGCCCAGCCCTGCTTTTCACGTACGGCAGACAGCAAGGCATTCTCCGCCTCGTCCAGCATCGTCTGGCGTGAGTCGTCGAGGATCTGCTTCAGCTCGGGATTGGCGTTGACGTGCTGATGAATTGCATTGCGGGAGATGCCCATGGTCCGGGCAGCGTGTGAGATGTTGCCGTTGGATTCTTGGAGAGCCTGCTTGAGCTTCTCGTCGTCAACACGCTCATTGGATGGCCGCACCGGGGAACGATGCTTGCTGGCCTTCTTGGTTGATGTTGTAGCCTTCTTCTTTGTTGTCATAACTGTTAACGCTTCATGATTTCATCGATCTTGTTTTCGATGCGGTCAAGCCTGGCCTCGATGCCCTCAAGCTCCTTATCAAAAGCTCTAGTAGTCACCAAGTGCCGCATCTCTTGGCGGATCTCCTCGACCTC